ATTATAACCCCAAAAGAAGGTAGGTATAATAATGAAATTAAAATAGGAGATAAAACTCTTGTATTAAATACTAATATTGAAGATCATAAAATGGTTAGTCGTAAGGCTATTGTTGTTTCGGTCCCACTGGCATATCAATTTAATATAGAGAAGGGTGATGAAGTAATAATACATCATAATATATTTAGAAGATGGTATGATGTAAGAGGTAAAGAGAGAAATAGTAGTCAATATTTTAAAGATAACTTATATTTTTGCAAACCAAATCAAATATATTTATATAAAAAAGATAGTAATTGGAAGCCTTTTATGGATAGATGTTTTGTAATACCTATTAAAGATAATGATCCTCTAACGCTTGATTTAGAGCAAAAGTGTATAGGTATATTACAAATAGGTAATGATGAGTTAAAGGTATCTAATATTAACCCAGGTGACTTGGTTGGTTATAAACCAGGTAGAGAATGGGAGTTTATTATAGATAATAAGCGAATTTATTGTATGAAATCAAATGATATTGTTATAAAGTATGAATACAAAGGAAACGAAGAAGAATATAATCCTAGCTGGGCAAGTAGCAGTCAAAGAGTTAATCAAAGTTGCTAAAGAACCAATTGTAGATTCTGATAGTGATATATCTGCGGATAGATTAAAGAATGCTGCGGCTACTAAAAAACTAGCTATATTTGATGCTTTTGAAATTTTAAATAGAATCGAAGAAGAAAAAAATATGTTAGAAGAAAAACCTAAAGAAGAAAAGAAAGAAAAAGCTTTTAGAGGTTTTGCAGAAAGGAGGTCTAAATAATGTATAAGCAAACTTTATATAGAGTAGTAGATGATCATATTAAACCTAAAATTATTAAACGATTAAATCGTTATAGTAAATGGGAATATGGGTATAATAAAGAGCATGATATTATAGTTATTAGTAAAACTGGTAAAATAGGTGAGATTTATGAAATACAAGATCTTAGAATAGCTTTACCTAAAGAAGAAAAACCTCATGAATTTGAGAATAAAACTTGGACTAAAACTGAATACCCTAAAGCTTTAAAAAGAATTAAAACAGTCTTTGACTGGAAAGAATACCCAGAGGATTTTAAAGAAAAATGGTTTGAATATATTGATGAAGAATTTAAAAGACGTGAAGAAGGTTTTTGGTTTTATAATCAAGGGGTTTCTACTTATCTTACTGGCACTCACTATATGTACTTGCAGTGGAGTAAGATTGATGTTGGGCCACCAGATTTTAGAGAAGCCAATAGATTATTCTTTATATTCTGGGAAGCTTGTAAAGCAGACACAAGATGCTATGGAATGTGTTACCTTAAAAATCGTAGATCTGGATTCTCTTTCATGGCCTCAGGAGAGGTTGTAAATTTAGCTACTATATCAAGTGATTCTAGGTATGGAATATTATCTAAAACTGGACCTGATGCTAAGAAGATGTTTACTGACAAGGTTGTTCCTATATCAGTAAATTATCCTTTCTTTTTTAAACCGATTCAAGATGGTATGGATCGACCTAAAACAGAGCTAGCATACAGAGTACCAGCTTCTAAATTTACTAGAAGAAAGATAGAAATGGGGAGTGAAGCAAGTGAATTACAAGGATTAGATACAACAATTGACTGGAAAAATACAGGTGATAATAGCTATGATGGTGAAAAATTAAAACTATTAGTACATGATGAAAGTGGTAAATGGGAAAGACCAACTAATATTTTAAATAACTGGAGGGTTACAAAAACAACTTTAAGATTAGGTAGTAGAATTATTGGTAAATGTATGATGGGTAGTACTTCAAATGCATTAGATAAAGGAGGTAGAAACTTTAAAAAATTATATGACAACTCAAATGTTAAAAACAGAAACCGCAATGGGCAGACTAGCTCAGGATTATATTCTTTGTTCATACCTATGGAATGGAATTACGAAGGATACATTGATGCTAATGGGATGCCTGTCTTTGATACCCCAACTACCGAGGTTAAAGGACCGCAAGGAGGATTTATCAGTTTGGGGGTCGTCGAATACTGGGAAAATGAAGTTGAAGGGTTAAAAAATGACCAAGATGCTTTAAATGAGTTTTATAGACAATTTCCTAGAACCACTAAACATGCATTTAGGGATGAATCTAAATCATCTTTATTCAACTTAACTAAGATATATCAACAAATAGATTTTAATGAAGATTCGAATAATAGAGCTTCAGTAACAAGAGGTAATTTTATTTGGGAGAATGGTATAAAAGATACACGAGTTGTATTCGCTCCTAATAACCAAGGGAGATTTTATATAACTTGGGTCCCACATAGAAATTTACAAAATAGATACATAGAAAAGAATGGTATTAAATACCCTGGCAATGAGCATATGGGGGCATTTGGATGTGATCCTTATGATATATCAGGGACAGTTGATAAAAGAGGATCTAATGGATCTTTACATGGATTAACTAAATTCAGTATGGAAGATGCTCCAGCTGATCATTTCTTTTTAGAATATATAGCTCGACCACAAACGGCTGAGATATTTTTTGAAGATGTATTAATGGCATGTATATTTTATGGGATGCCAATATTATGTGAAAACAATAAACCTAGACTTTTATATCATTTTAAAAGAAGAGGTTATAGAGGGTTTGCAATGAATAGACCAGATAAATTTTGGAATAAATTATCTGTAACAGAAAAAGAAATAGGTGGTATACCAAACTCTAGTGAAGATATTAAACAAGCACATGCAGCGGCTATTGAATCTTATATAGAAAATTCTATCGGATTTAATGGTGATGATTATGGAGATATGTATTTCCAAAGAACATTAGAAGATTGGGCGGGATTTGATATAAACAATAGGACTAGTCATGATGCTTCTATTAGTTCTGGACTTGCGATTATGGCATGTAATAAGAATAGATATGCCCCAGTAAGTAGAAGAAAACGAGAAACAATTGATTTAGGGATAAAAAAATATGATAACAAAGGAACATTATCAAAAATAATTAAATAAATGAATACATACGCAAATCCAAATAGCGCATTTCCAAGCCAAACTGTGCCAGATGTTGAAAAAGCCTCCATTGAATATGGTAGAAAAGTTGCACAAGCTATTGAAAGTGAATGGTGGAGACAAGGTGGTAATGGTACTAGGTTTGCTACTTCTTATAATAGATTCCATACATTAAGATTATATGCAAGAGGAGAACAACCTACCCAAAAATACAAAGATGAATTAGCTATTAATGGTGATATGTCTTATTTAAATTTAGATTGGAAACCTGTTCCTGTTGTTTCTAAGTTTGTAGATATTGTAGCCAATGGAATGAATAATAAGCTTTATGAAATAAAAGCTTACGCGCAAGATCCTGTATCATTAAAGAAAAGAACAGATTATGCCACAGCTATCTTACAAGATATAATGGCTAAACCTTATTTAGAAAACTTACAAAAAACACTAGGTGTTAATGATTATCAAACTGATCCTACTAATTTACCTGAAAATAAAGAAGAATTAGATTTACATATGCAATTAAGTTATAAAGAATCTGTTGAAATTGCTGAAGAAGAAGTTATTAATAATACTTTAGAAAAAAACAGATTTGATAATGTAAAGAAAAGATTTAATTATGATTTAGTAACCTTAGGTATAGGTTGCGCTAAAACTCAATGGAATAAAGCAAATGGTGTTACTGTAGATTACGTAGATCCTGCAAATTTAATATATTCCTATTCTGAAGATCCACATTTTGAAGATATATATTATGTGGGAGAAGTTAAAAGTTTAACTATTCCTGAGATAGCTAAACAATTCCCTCATCTTACAGAGGCCCAACTAGAAAAAATACAACAAACAAGAGGGTATAATAACCAGCAATTATATGGTTGGCAAACTTATGACCAAAATACTGTGCAAGTTATGTTTTTTGAATATAAAACATATAATACACAGGTTTTTAAAATAAAACAAACCGATCAAGGTTTAGAAAAAGCATTACAAAAACCAGATACATTTGATCCGCCTAAAGCAGATACGTTTTCTAAAGTTTCAAGAAAAATAGAGGTGCTTTTTGAAGGAGTTAAAATTTTAGGTAATAACGAATTAATAAAATGGGAGTTATCTAAGAATATGACGAGGCCAATGGCTGATACTACAAAAGTAGAAATGAGCTATACTATATGTGCCCCAAGATTATATAAAGGGCGAATAGATTCTATTGTAAATAGAATTACAGGGTTTGCTGATATGATTCAAATAACTCATTTAAAACTACAACAAGTAATATCTAGGTTAGTTCCAGACGGTGTATTTTTAGATATGGACGGCTTAGCTGAAGTAGATTTAGGTAATGGTACTAATTATAATCCAGCTGAAGCATTGAATATGTATTTCCAAACTGGTAGTATAGTTGGTAGATCACTTACTCAAGAAGGAGATATGAATCCTGGTAAAGTACCTATTCAAGAATTAGCTACATCTAGTGGCCAAGGTAAGGTGGCTAGTTTAATTCAAACTTATCAATACTATTTACAATTAATAAGAGACGTGACCGGATTAAATGAAGCTAGAGATGGTAGTATGCCAGAACAAGATACTTTAGTTGGCCTACAAAAGATGGCTGTGAACGCTTCTAATACTGCCACAAGGCATGTAATGCAAGCTAGTTTATGGTTAACAGTAAGAACTTGTGAAAATATTTCATTAAAAATTGCTGATTCCTTACATTATCCATTGACTTTAAATTCTCTTAAAAGCTCCATATCTACTTATAATGTAGCTACATTAGCAGAAATACAGAATTTACCTTTACATGATTTTGGAATTTATTTAGAACTTGAGCCAGAAGAAGAGGAAAAAGCTCAGCTTGAACAAAATATCCAAATGGCTTTACAACAAGGTGGGATTGATTTAGAGGATGCTATTGATATTAGAAGAATTAAAAATCTTAAATTAGCTAATGATGTTCTAAAACAGGCACGTAAAAAGAAATTACAAGATCAGAGAGAGCATGAAAAACAAGTAGCTCAAGCTGCTGAGCAAGCTAAAGTAGCTGCTGATCAAGCAAGAGCGGAAGCTGAAATGCAAAAACAACAAGCATTAACAGCCTCTGAAGTTCAATTTGAACAAGCAAAAGCCCAAATGGAAATTCAAAGATTACAAACAGCTTCTCAGATTAAACAACAAGAAATGGAAATTCAGCATCAATACGATATGGAATTAAAACGTATGGAAGTTGAGTCTATGCAAGCGAAAGAATCAAGAATAGAAGATCGTAAAGATAAAAGAACAAAAATAGAAGGTAGTCAACAAAGTAAAATGATTGACCAGCGAAAAAATAATTTATTACCAACTAATTTTGAAAATTCAAGCCCGGACCAAATGCAGCCGGCAATTAATTAATTTTATATTATTATATTATGTCAAAAACAGAAACAACTAAATCTGAAGTAGCCCCAGAAGCTAAATCAGAAGGTGGAGATATGAAAATCAAATCTAAACCTAAAAAATTTAAAACAA